GGGGGTCTGCCCGCCGCATCACCTTTATGCAAGCGCACGAAAAAGAAACAGGGCGGGGGGCCAAAGCGGTCGCCCGCGAAACAAGTCTCGCCGAAGGCACCGACTTCGCAAAAAAAGAAGGGGGGCTCCGGGTGCTGACAACTGCGGGAGTCAAAAAGATCGCCGAGGCGCTGCGCCGCAAACGCGAGCAGGAAGCGCCGCCGACGTTCGAGGCAGTGGATGTGCCCGAGCCGCCGGAAGAAGCGCCCGAGTGGAGTCCTGGTCCCGCGCCGGAGGTGGCCGTGGAGGAACTGGACCCGGAAACCAAGGTCTATGCCAAGGCCATGCGGCACTACTTCAACCCGAAGCTGTTGGGCTGCGAAGTCGAGGGCAAGGCCGGGCTGATCAACGTGCGCGTGCGCGACGCCAAGTTCTACCGGGCGGGCGAGCGGTTCGCGGTGAAGATGAATGACATCGGTGAATGGGAGGCGGAGGCGCATCGAATCGCCCCGAAATACCGCTGATGTGGGAGCGCATCGACAATTCGAAGTGCCTGCTTTGCGCCCGGTCGGCCGTGGTTCGCACGGACATCGGGCACCTGTGCTGGCTGTGCCACAACGACATCAACCGCATGCAGGTCTGGCTGCTGCAAACGCTGCAATGGCGACCCATGAGCAAAAAAGAGGGGGCTGAGCATGAGCAGAAGTGTCATTGAAGGAGCAGGGTGGGCAGTGATTGACCGATTGGCGGAAACCATGGCCAAAGCCCGGCCGGCGGCCGAGGCGACCGCCATTGCCCGCGAAAGCGACGGCAGCGTGCAGCTCGTGGGCTATCCGGGCTGGCGGCTGATCATCGAGCGCATCGAAAAAAAGAAAGGGGCGGCGTGAAGCGTATGAACGGCCGAATCCTCGAACTAGAGCCCGGCACCGTCGGCTACCAGCACTTCGACGCAGCCGCCATGAATCGCGCTCTCAACGCCTGGGCCAAGCGCCGCGGCATCGTCTGGGAGTCGCCGTTCCGCAAGCCCATGGACTTCGGCAAAAAGAAAGGGGGGCCGCGCCATGGCCGGTGATTGGATACAGATGCGGGTCAACCTCGACACCGATCCGGCCGTCCTCGAGATTGCCGCGCAGCTCGGCATCGACGAATTCTCCGTCGTCGGCCGCCTGTGGAAACTCTGGTCTTGGGCCGACCAACACGTAACGGACTGTAACGCCATCAGCGTAACGCGCAGTGCGATCGACCGCATTGTCGGCCTTGCCGGATTCGCCGACGCGTTGTGCAAAACATCGTGGTTGAGCGGCGAAGACGGCGCCATGTGCATGCCCAATCTCGACCGTTACAACACCCTCAACGCCAAAAGACGCGCCGCGAACAGAGATAGACAAGCCCGTTACCGAGAGCGTCACAGTAACGCCGACGTAACGCCTCCGTCACGCCCGCGTAACGCTCGCGTAACGCCTGCGTCACGCGAAAAGCGTTACCCAAGAAGAGAAGAGAATAGTAATACCCCTATAGTCCCCGCAAGCGGGGACCAGCGCGACGAAGCCTTTGAAGAATTCTGGTCGCGCTATCCCCGCGCCGTGAACAAACCCCGGGCCCTGCGCGCCTGGCGGGCCACCGCCGCGGTCCGGCCGCCCGACGCCGATCTCATTGCCGCCCTCGACGCCTTCATCGACAGCGTCGATTGGCAGCGCGACGACGGCGCCTTCATCCCGCATCCGGCCAGCTGGCTCAACGGCCACCGCTGGGCCGAAGTCCTGCCCGAGTCCCAAGGCCAAAATTCGCAAAAAAAAGAAAAAGGGGGGCCGCCCGAAGACCTCTGGCGAGCCGCGCTGGAGGCGCTTTACCCCGAGGGCAATCACACCGCGTATCGCGCTTGGGCCGACGTGCCTGAGTCCCTGCGCCTCGAGATCACGGCGGCCCTTGTCGTCGCAGAACAGGAGGCCGCATGAGCACAGCCGCGTTCGCTGCCTGGGTGCTGTTGGCCGTTTTGGTCATCACGATCCTGGTTGTGGCATTCGACGACGACGACCCGCGCTTCCCATGAACCCTTTGACCGGACCGCATGGTGCGGCGGGAGATCCGCCGACCGGGAGCACTCGTGCACCGCATGAAACACGGACGGTCAACCTTCCACCCATGAAAACCAAACCCGAGCACCGCTCTTATTCCATCAGCTACGTGACGTCTTACAACAAATTCCCGCCATACATTCAGCCCGCGCCGAACGGCCGCGAGCTGGCTGAGCTCTACGACAAAGCGGCCAAGCAGATCGAGTTGCTCGTCCACGCGCTCAAGCTCTGCTGCCCGCTCACGCCCAGGGCCCAAGCCGCACGGTCCGCCGCGTTCGACGCCGTGATGGAGGACATGAAATCATGAGCATGACAACATCCGTCGACCGCAAGATTGCGCGGTCCAATCCCCGCAACGCCCGCAACTACCGCGGCGTGCGCATCACCAAGAACATGCTGCTCAACCGCCCCGATCGCCGGAGCGTCAGCGGCACCGAGGCGACAAATTTCCGCGGGCGCGCCAAGGCCAAGCGCGTGCACCTGCGCAAACTGCAACGCCAAGCCCGGAGGAGGCAGCTATGCCGCGCATGATCACCGCGACCGCCCTTTGCCTGGCCTACGCCGGATGCGCGGCGACGACATGGCGCACGACGTCGCCTTGGAATTTCCCCCCGCTGCACGAGTGGAATGCGCCGTTTGAGACATCGTGGATCAACGCGGTCGACACCTACCGCGCTCTCACCGCACCGAAGGGCAAGGTCTACGACCCGATCATGCGCAACTACCAGCCCGACCTTGGAGGAATGAACGATGAGTGACGCCACCGGTCCTGTCGCCTTGTGGTCCGGCGAAGCCGAGACCGCGCTGCTTGGCGCCATCATCAACGGCGGCCAGCCCGCCATCGACGCTGCGGCCGACCTGGTCCGCGAGGAATGGTTCTTCGCCCCCGTGCACCGCGCCGTCTGGCAAGTCCTGCACGGCATGTATGTGAAGCGCCAGCCCATCGACCTCTTCACCTTCACCGAAGCCTTCCGCCAGAGCGGCGAATTGCAAAAAATAGAAGGCGGCGCCGGTTGGGTCACCGCCGCCTTTGCCGCCGCGCCCGGCGGGCTCGGCATGTTGCAGCATTGGGCCGACATCGTCCGCGATTACTGGCGCCGGCGCGAGATCGTCCGAGTTGCCACCGACCTGCTGCTGGACGCCAAGAATTTCGCCAAGCCGACTGAAGACGTGATCGACCTGGGCGAGAAAGCCCTGCTCGATCTTCGCCTCGAGACCAAGCAGACCGGCCTCGTGCACTGCGCGGAGGCGGTCAATGCCGCGGCCGCCCGCATCGAGATGGCGCACAAAAAGCGCGGCGGAGTCATCGGTATCGCCACCGGCTTCACCGACTTGGACCGCATGACCGGCGGGCTCAAGCCCGGCCAGCTGGTGATCATCGCCGCCCGCCCGAGCATGGGTAAGAGCGCCTTTGCCACCAACATCGCCGAGACCGCGTGCCTCGAGAACGAAACGCCCACCGCCTTGTTCAGCCTGGAAATGACCGGCGAGGAGTTGATGGAGCGCGTTCTGTGCACGCAATCCGGCGTGAAGCTCCAGCGCGTGCGCGACGGATTCATGAGCAAGGAAGAGATGAAGAAGCTCGGCGAGAAAGTCGGCGAGGTGCAAGGCGCCCCGCTTTACCTGGACGAGACACCCTCGCTCACCATCGCGGCCTTCCGTGCCCGGGCCCGCCGGGCCGTGGCCAAGCATGGCGTGAAGCTCTTGATCGTCGACTACTTGCAACTCATGCGCGGCTCGACCAAGCGCGCACAGCAAGACCGGCGCCTGGAGATCGACGAGATCAGCTCCGGGCTCAAGGCCACGGCCAAAGAGCTCGGCGTGCCAGTCATCGCGCTATCGCAGCTCAACCGTGATGCCGAAGAGCGTGCCGAGCCCAAGCTATCGCACCTGCGCGAGAGCGGTTCCATCGAGCAGGATGCCGATATTGTTGCGCTTCTGCACCGCCCCGAGCGCGTCACCCACAAAGAAGAAGACAAAGGCAAAGCCGTGCTCATCCTGGCCAAGCAGCGCAACGGTCCGGTCGGCCGCATCGAGCTGCACTTCGACGGCGAGATCACGCGGTTCAAGAACGGCACAAACAAACTTTACTCCAACCGCGCCGACGAGCGCCAGGGAGCCAACAAGTCGTATCAAAACACCGATGGAGAATGATATGAGCCACCAAGAAAAAATCGAACGCATCAACGCCGAGCTCAACACGAGCGAGACGTGGTCGCAGCGCTGGCAGATCGAGCGCGAGCACAACGAGCGCCTCGCCGTCGAGGCCGACAAAGTTCGCACCGGCGTGCACAGCCTCAAGGCCCGTGCCGTCGAGCGTTACAGTAACAACCAGCAATACGCCGCCGAGGCCCGCACCGCCGGCGACACCCGCCGGGCCGAAGTCTACGAGCGCATGTGCACCGTGCAGAACGGCATGGTCCGCGCCCTGGACGACGTGCTCGAACTCATGGATGCCGTCTCCCGCGAGCCATGAGCGCAGGCAAAGGCAGCAAACCGCGTCCCGTCGACCTGGCCAAATACCAGGCCAACTACGACGCCATCTTCCGGCGCCCATACCCCGATTGGGTTTGCCGTCCGTGCGGCTGGCAATACGGCCGCTTTCCGAAGATGGACCGCATCTCCGCTTGGCACGAGGGCACCTGCGGCATCTGCGGCCAGCGAGGCCCCGTCACCGAACCCCGCGACTTCGGTCATCTGCAAAATCTGCCAACTGAAAACTGCCAACTGCCAACTTTTCTATGAGCACCTACATACCAAAACCGAACACCTGGACCTTGTTCCAGAACAGCCGCAAGACCAACGAAACGCAGCCCGATTACACGGGTAGCGCGCTGTTGGAAATGCCTGACGGCACGACCAAGGAATACCGCTTGAGCGCCTGGAAGCGCGTGACCAAGTCCAACATCAAATTTATCGGCGGCTTCATCAAGCCCAAGGAAGACCAAGCGCCTAAACTGATCGACGACGAACCCGCCGCCACCGCCAAAGACGAGACGCCATGGTAGCGCTTCACGAGCTAAAAAACCCGCTTTCGGTCCACACCCCGTTGGGCCAGGGCGATGCGTTTCTCTTTGTCGACTACGGAATCGTCTCGACCGGGACCGGAGTAAATTCGGTCTGGGTAGTGCGGTTGCACCATACCGGCATAGTTAAACACTTTTTCTCCGAAGACATTCGCATCTACGGAAATCCGATGGACGGCCGCGGCTTCGATGCAGTGATCCCGGAGGATTGGAAAAAATGAAAAATCACTGGCACTGGCATCCTGACAAATTCCTCTTCCGCAATGGGAGCAAGTATTGGATGCGTTTTACGCCGTATGATCCGAACTTCAAGCAGCCGCGTCTGGCGGTCAATCTCCATACTGGCGACATCAACCAGGCCCGAACGCTCCGCGATGCTTGGCTGCAAAAATCCGGCTACGAGATGAGCCCGCGCATCAATCGTTTTCCCTACGAACAATGAGCGACACACCGGAGACAGACGCACAGCTCACGACCTTCACCTCGATCAGCAAGTTGAAGAAACATTTTGTCAATCGCACTGGCACAGTCAGCGCGGAGTTTGCTCGCAACCTCGAGCGCGAGCGCAACCAATGGAAGGCAAGGTTTGAACTCGCCACTCGCCACTCGCCACTCG